CCAGAGACGTGTTGCTGTGGCGACCGTCATCACTTCCGGTCAGCACGTCGTGCGTTTTCCCCTTGTTGTCAGTTACGCGGAGATAATCCCCGGAGAAAGTCGACACACGGCTGTAAGCCATACCCGCCATCGCATACGCGCTGAACCATTCATTCACGCGCACAGACGGCCCCGCCATTACGCTGAACCAGCGGTTACGAACGGAATCTTCATGCCAGCGGGTATCGCTGTAACGGGTAAGCTGGCGATTCCTGTCTCCTGCATAGCTGAATGACGTCACCAGCCCCAGTGTGTCCGTAAACTCATAACGGTATTTCACGTTAATCCCGTTCAGTTCATCGCTGCCAGGAGCGTTCGTCGAGACATGAAGATACCCCGCGCTCAGCGTGGACTGATGTTCAGACGCCCATGCAGGCGCACCGGATACGGCCAGACAAATGGCTGCGGACAAAATGGCGGCATAAAGTTTACGCATAATTACCTCTCGCTTTTCTGCAATAAAAAAGGCGCCATTTCTGGCGCCCGTATATGGGTTATAAAATTCAGCTGATACTGATGCCTGCGGTGGCTTTCTTCATCACCACAACCAGCAAATCGCTGATACTTGCTGTGGGATACCAGTTATTTACCAGCCATGCTGACACCGAAAACTCCAGCGTCATGTGACCGTGACCGGCTGGCATATCAATAACGCCACTGTAAATCAGCGTATTATCCAGCGCGGTACGGTTATAAATTTCAGCACCGTTTTTCCGCACTATCAGACGGCATGAGGAGTAAATATCAGTATGCTCTCTCTCATGTTTAGCGCCGCTGAATGCCACCGCCGGAATAACAATCTGCCGGTCAAACGGCTGATCGTCATAAATCCTGACGGTAATGGTCCCTGATGGCCACCGTTCCGGTGCACGGGAGTCCCGGGGGAAAGCTTTGCCCACTGTTTTAACGAGATCGCCTTCAATCTGGTTCGCGGACAGTTTTCCCAGAACCCGGCAGTTCTCGTTAATCGTGACGTTGTTGAGCGTCCCGGAGTTTGCATTCACGTTACCGCTGATATCGGCATTTTTCGCCGTCAGCCGCCCGTCCGGTGTCAGGGAAAATGCCGGAGGATTACCGCCGCTGGTAATGGTGGGAGCCGTCAGATATTTCAGGAACACTTCGTTCATGAATATCTGATCGCCCTGCCCAACAAACATCGGCTTTGTGTTGCCATTCGCAGGATTAATCATCGCAATCCTGTCCGCCGCCAGCAGCACCTGACTCTGCATTCCGTCAGGAGCATTCTCAATACCGGCACCAATACCCGCGATATAAAGGCGTCCGTCCTGCATCTGCTGCAGCTTCACAGCCCACATGCTGTTCAGGTTATTATTTGTATCAACCTGAACCTTCTGTATCTGCTGGATCGCTGCACTCTGGTCTTCCAGTTTCTTATTGACGGTCTGCGTGATTTCATTGCTGACATCCGTAATGGACGTCCTGATTTCAGCCAGGTCAGGCGCAAGCTGACCGTTATCAATCTGCGTCCACAGCTCCTGAGCCAGATGGGTTTTCCCTATCTCGCCTTTGAAAAAATCCAGATAGCCGGATGCATCATCACTCGGCTGGCCAACAGCCTCCACGAATGCCGATTTGCCAACGGTGTTCACACTGCGGATGTAAAAATAATAATCATGGCCCGGTTTGATATTGATACTGGCGGCTATCCAGTACAGCGCCGTGCCAAGATAGCGGGCTGTGGTTTCAACCTGCCTGATATCGGTAATCCGCGTTTCCGAGAACCAGAACTCAAACTGTACCGTCGGATCATAAACCGCAAGATGCGGCGTGGCAGTTATCTGAAAATAGCCCGGCGTCAGCTCAATCCGCGACGGCGCTGCCGGTGCGGCAATCCGGAACGATACCGATGCCGGATCGCCCTGCTGTCCCCAGGCATTTGCCGCCCGGACTGTCAGCCTGTAGTTTCCCAAAGCCAGTTGCGTGAAGCGGTATGTGGTTTCCGTCGTCCGGGCCGTGCTGACCAGCCGCTCACTGCCGTCATCCGCTGCCACGGTCAGGCGAAGCATAAAGCTCACGCCCTTCACCACCTTCGGCGTGTCCCAGCGCGCCAGCACCTGGTATTCCCCGCTGTCTGCGGTGACTTCTGCGGTCAGGTGCTGCACCGCTGGCGGCGTGACACCATTCACCGTGCCGCTCTGGTCGCCGTCAAAGTGCGCCCCGTTATCCACGATGGCCTCTTTTTCCGGCACATGCTGCACGGCGGTGATGGCATACGTGCCGTCGTCGTTCTCACGGATACTCACACAGCGGAACAGGCGCTGGCGCAACGTCGGCAACTTCAGCCCCCACACGCTGTATCCGGCAACGCCATCAGGAACACGGCTCACTTTCACCTTCACGCCATCGGTGACGGACTGAACCTCCACGCTGACCGGATTGCCACTTCCGTCAACCAGGCTTATCAGCGTGGTACCGGAGGATGGCAGCGTGATTTCACGGTCTAGCGTCAGCGTCCGGGTCTGGCTGTTCACCGCCAGCACGCGCCCGCCGATGCTGATACCGGCATAGTCATCATCACAGATTTCAATGACATCGCCCGGCACATGGCGAAGCCCTTCTGCGCCCACGCTGAAGTCCACGGTCTGCGTTTCCAGCAGTTCTGTTTTAATCAGCCACAGCCCGGCGCGGTGTGCCTGCCCCCGGCTGGTACAGCCAAAGGCATCCATCTTCGTGACGTTACGACCGTAACGGGCAATGGCCTGCGTGTCCTCCACAAGCTCTGTTGCCGTCTCCCAGCCATTGTCCGGGTCAATCCAGTTCACCTCAACGGCATTATGGCGGTCCTTCAGGGCGCTGAAGCTGTAGCGGAACGGCGCGCCATCATCCGGCATCACCACATTACTGCGGTTATAGGTCCACACCTTATCTGATGGTCGGTCCTGCACGAACGTCAGCGTCTGCCCGTTCCATACCGGCATACAGCGCATCGCCGAGCAGAAATCACTGAGCACATCCCACGCCTTGCGCTGCGTGGTCAGCCAGGCATTACAGGTGATGCGCGGCTCCGTGCCGCCAAAGCCGTCCGGCACCGACTGGTCGCAGTACTGGCCGATGACATACAGCGCCCATTTATCCACATCCGCCGCACCAAGACGTTTCCCCATGCCGTAGCGCGGATGGGTCAGCATATCCCACAGACACCAGGCCGGGTTGTTGCTGTATGCCGGTTTTAACGTTCCGTCCCAGATACCGCTGTATTGCCGCGTCTGCGGGTTATAGTTCGACGGCACCTGCAGAATGCGCCCGCGCAGATGATAATTACGGCTCACCTGCTGGCTGCCGAACTGCTCCGAGTCCACCTGCACGCCGACCAGTGCCGTGTTCGGGTAGCACTGTTTCACATCGATAATTTCGGTGTATGACGACCAGAGCGTTTTGTTCTGCAGCTGGTCTGTGGTGCTGTCCGGCGTCATCCTGCGCATCCGGATATTAAACGGGCGCGGCGGCAGGTTATCCACCACCACCGAGGCCAGATACTGCGAGGTGGTTTTGCCCTTAATGGTGATGTCTTTTTCCGTCACCCAGCCACCATTACGCTGTATCTGAACCAGCAGGCGGACTTCCGACGGATTCCTGTCCCCCTTTGAGGTGGTTTCCACCAGTGCCTGCACGCCGAAAGTAAAACGCAGACGGTCAATGTTTGCCGACGTGATGGTCCGGGTGATCGGCGTGTCATATTTCACTTCCGTACCCAGCACCGTCTCGGAGCCGGAGGATTCAAAGCCCTCAGGCGGTGTCTGCTCCTGCTCACCTGCCCGGAACACCACCGTGACGCCGGAGATATTGGCATTCCCCTCACTGTCCAGCACCGGCGTACTGTTCAGCAGCACGCTTTTTAATCCATCCACCGGACCTTCAACCGGCCCTTCGCTGATGGCATCGATCACACTCAGCAGCTGCGTGGACTTCAGGTTGTCCTTCGCTTCGCGCGGGGTATGCCCCTTACTGCTACCTTTACCCATTCCTCACACTCCATAAACAACAAAGCCGCCCAAAAGGCGGCTCATGAGTTACGGCAGGATTAACTATTATTTACATGCATTAACACTATCAGCAAAAATTTTTGGCGTTAATGCTGGTACGCGTTCATAAAGAGTAAAACTACTGCCATTTCCTGCTTTTTTGATATCAAGCACAACATCATACCCACCCATAGCCTGTGGAACTAAAAGGCTTACCCCATTCTCAATAGGAATGGATGTTATAGGTGTTCCATTACCAGCCCATTGTCTGGATATGCAGCCTGACAATTCATCAATATTTTTTAATGAATTACCTTCCATTACAGGCTTGCCGGATTTTACGTAATCCAAAGATTTACATCCTGTTAAGGCAATAATCGTGCAGAATAAAATCGTTTTGTTCATATAGCTAACCAACAGAATAATTATCAGTGTTCGATATAAATATTAAATCAGTTAGAACATGAGTAAATAATATTACCGCCCAATTACCACAACCTGACCACCATCCCCTTCATCTGCCGTGCTGATCTCCTGAGATGCCACACGTGACCCCACGCGCATTTCACCGTACAGAACAGGCAGGACATTGCCCTGGGCAACCATGTTATCCAATGAGGAAAAATAGGTATTTTGCTTACCGTTATCAGTGGCTGACACTTTAGGCGTTTTGGCTTTCGGTGCCAGCATCTGCGCAACACCGCCTAAAACCATACCTGCCCCAAGAGAGAACATGAGATTACTTGCAACAATACTAAGCCCCGGCATCCAGATTGCCGTAGCAATTAGCGCCGCACCCAGCACTGCCTGAAAAATACCGCCACTTTTGGCACCCGCCAGACGCGGTACGATGTGGATCACGGCACCATTTGCCAGCGGCTCATTAAGACGGGCAGATAATTCGTTTTCGCCTGCATCACGCCCGGAAATGCGCACCTGATACCAGCCCTCATTCAGTTTCTGGCGAAACGCCGGAAGCTGCGTGGCCAGTGCGCGGATGGCTTCAGCCCCCGTTTTCACACGAAGGTCGATGCGGCGGCCAAATCGTTGCAAATCCCCGTAAAGGCAGATGCGTGCCATTCCCGGTGACGCCAGAGGGAGTGTGTGCGTCGCTGCCATTTGTCGGTATACCTCTCTCGTTTACTCAGTTGTTCAGGAATATGGTGCAGCAGCTCACCGTCGCCGCAGTAAATGGCGGCATGATTCGGCACCGATGAACCAAAACAGCACAGCAGAATATCGCCCGCCTGTGCAGAGGACAGGGGCACCCGGTAAAAGCCCGTTGCCTCCATATTGTCCAGGTACAGGTTCTGACCGTTTCGCCACCACTCATCCTCGCGGTGAAAATCCGGCATCTCAATCCCCGCCAGATGGTATGCATCCCGGAACAGCGTGTAACAGTCCGTCACCCCGTGCTCAAAACGCCGCCCGGTCAGGTGTGGAACACAGCGGAATTTATGAATGTCTCCCCGGCAGACCAGCCACCAGGACAGTGCGCTTTTTATCTGCAGACGCCGGTCTGCCTCGCTCAGCCAGGGCAGACCACAGGGATGACTGTGGACCAGCGCCACAATCACCCCCTGCATCTCTGCCTGCAGCCAGTCTTCCGGTGCAATACGAAAATACGCCTCCGGCTCTGCGGAGATATTCACGCAGGGAAAATATCTTTCCCCCTCCGGCGTTCTCACCACGAAGCCGCACGACTCCGCTGGCGCACATCGCCGGGCGTGCGCCAATATATTGCTATAGAGCATGAGAACTCCTGATAAAAAACCCAGCCGAAGCTGGGTCATTTCGTTGGCAATCTGTTAGTAGTGATGCAGTGAAGGAGGTAATTCTTTGTTCTTAAGTCTTACCCATGCAGAAAGATTCGTTGGTCCGTCTGGCTCATTAATATCAATATCTCGCGTGTGATTGATTAAAACGTCTCTCGCCATTCCGATAACATACGAGAACTCATGGCCGTAGTCGTAGCACCTGCCAGAATAGTTTGATTGAATTTGCTTTAGCGCCGGATACAGTTCGCGGAATAATGCCTGTGAGCGGTTGGCATAATCCCATAGCCATACAAGGCTGTTTGCTTCTTTCGCTGAAAACTCATTGGTGCTCTTCTCTTGTTTGCCGATTAACTCTCCTTCAAGCGGAACGCGAGCAGCAAGTGACAGAGCTTCGGTAAACTGCTCCTCGCTGATTTCTTTGTATGAACACCCAAAATGAGATTTCAGTGACGACCACATGGTAATCATCGCCTTCGCCTGTTTTTCTTTTGGCAGAGACTGACCGCGACTCATGACGAGTTGTTTAATGGCTTCCTGCTGTTCAGTGGTGATTTTCCCCAGCAATGCCTTTTTAGCTTTGCGCGGGTTAACCACATGGCCTTTAGTCCAGTACTCGTAGAGCACATCGTCACACTCTTCCTGATACTGGATTACCTTCTCGCGGATTTCAGGGCGGACTTTGTTTGGTTGAATACTTGAAAGCCAAGCCGCAAATTTACGAAAGGCAAGACATGTCATTAACTGTTTACCGCCAGCAGAAGGTATTTCGATTTCCGAAATACCTTTGGCAAACCTCTGTTTTAACTTAACAAATTGAGCAGCCCAAACCATCCCCATACCTTCAACAACAGGCTTCATAGGAACATAAGGCTCATTGTTAATTCCAACCAAAAAGAGATTTGTTCCGTGGAATGGAACATTGATTGTGCGATCTGCAATTGCTAAACTAGTCATATCAGTTTTCTCGTGGTTAACTGGTAATTTAGAAGCCTCAATGGTTGCAGCCATTGGGGCTTCGCTGTTTTTAGCGACCATTCGCCACCTCTTCCCTAACACCTTTTGCCAGCAAACGAACAATTGCAGAGTTCAGAGATATACAGTCCATTTCCGCCAGGCGGCGAAGGTCTTCATTCAGCCGTGATGGAAGGCGAAGGTTGAGTTTGATATTTTTGCGCTCAGTGAAAAGTGTATATTGCATTATCTAATCTCCTTTATTTGGTGCCAAAGTGACGCCATGAAGGCCATAATGCCACCATTGAAATCGTATGGCAATATGGCACCATGATTTTTTTGAGAGATTTGCAATGGCCGAAAAACAAGTAAAAGACTACGACAAGTTCAACCTCCGTTTTCCTGACGGAATGCGAGATGCTATAGCTGAACGAGCCAAACGAAACGGGCGCTCTATGAACTCAGAGATTGTTCAGATACTGGAAGATGCCTTGAATGCAGAAAATACTCTTGGGGAAATAGCAGACAAAATCAACAGCGTCTCGGTTCCGCTAAATGTTGATGCGCTAGTTCAACTTCAAGCCCAAGTGATCGCCATGCAAAAAGAAATACAGGAAAAGTTCAGAGAGCAGAACGAAAAGTTGAGAGAACTGCTAAACAAAAAACCCACCTGACGGTGGGCATAATCCATTACTACGAAAGTTTGTTAATGGAAAGGAAGCCGCCAAAGTTGCCGACGTTATTGCGGAACTTACAACCGCTCAGGCATTTGCTGCATTTATCCTTCGTGATATCGGACGTTGGCTGGTCATATTCATCCGCGACAGCCGGACCGTGATAACCGCACTCATCGCCGCGATAGGTCCAGGTGCAGGTGTTGGCCAGCATGATACGTCCCGGAAAAACAGCGCCGTCCGTTTCCGTCGGCGTGGACAGTACAAAAGAGGCACTCACCGCGCTCAGTTCGCTGCACTGCTCAATGCGCCAGCGGCTGATCACCTCCTGCTCCGGATCGGCGTCACTGTTTCCGTTGACGAAGTTCACCGCATCCAGAAAACGGGCGTAAACCTTACGCCGGACCACCGTTCCGCCGACCAGACTCTGCATATCTTCCGCCATCCCGGTGACCATACCGTACAGGTTAGAAACCGTCAGCGTGGGGCGCGTACTGGTGCCTTTGCCATTCAGTTCAAAACCACTCCCCTGAATGGGATACGGCTGATACTGTCGCCCCTGCCAGGTGACCGGCTCACCTTTTTCGTTCTGCTCATTACAGAAAAAATAACGTTCTCCACCGACCTCTGTCAGGTCGATTTCCCAGAGCACCACGCTGGCCGACTGCTCCGCACGGGTGCATTCATTCAGTGTTTCCTGCCGGATATCCTGCATCAGTTCACCACCTGTTCAAACTCTGCGCTGAACTCAACACGCAGCATACTGACCCGCGACGACCATTTTGCGCAGGTCACCTTTATCTGCCGCCACTGATAAGGCGGCGTCCACAGAAAGGCTTTCCAGCCCCCGTGCTCTTCCAGAAACGACTCCAGTACCGTGGCCTCCTCACGGGGGACAGAAAGCGTCACGCTGTACGTTTTCAGGTTGGCATTCAGCCCGGCAGGCGCTCGCTGGGAACAGCCATCACCAAAGCGCACCTTTCTTACAGAAGGGGCCGAAGCCACATCCATACCGGGTTTCACTTTCCAGCGGAAGGTTTTCATCGTCCACCTCCGGAGAACAGACCACCATCACGCATCTGCCCGGTCACAACATCCATTGCCGCCTTACGGGCTACGTCATAAACAGCCTTCAGCGCCTGTGGCCCTATCTGACCGTTCGTGCCGTCGTTGTTAATCACCACATGGTTATTCTGCTCAAACGTCCCGGACGCCTGCGACCGACTGTCCGCCATGCTGCCCGGTGTACCGACATAACCGCCGGTGGCATAGCCGCGCATCAGCCGGTAAAGATTCCCCACGCCAATCCGGCTGGTTGCCTCCTTCGTGAAGACAAACTCACCACGGTGAACAATCCCCGCTGGCTCATATTTGCCGCCGGTTCCCGTAAATCCTCCGGTTGCAAAATGGAATTTCGCCGCAGCGGCCTGAATGGCTGTACCGCCTGACGCGGATGCGCCGCCACCAACAGCCCCGCCAATGGCGCTGCCGATACTCCCGACAATCCCCACCATTGCCTGCTTAAGCAGAATTTCTGTCATCATGGACAGCACGGAACGGGTGAAGCTGCGCCAGTTCTGCTCACTGCCGGTCAGCATCGCTGCCATATTCTGTGCAATACCATCAAAGGTCTGCGTGGCTGCACTTTTTACCTGCGACATACTGTCCGTGGCGCTCTCTTCCCACTCACTCCAGCCGGACTTCAGGCCTGCCATCCAGTTCCCGCGAAGCTGGTCTTCAGCCGCCCAGGTCTTTTTCTGCTCTGACATGACGTTATTCAGCGCCAGCGGATTATCGCCATACTGTTCCTTCAGGCGCTGTTCCGTGGCTTCCCGTTCTGCCTGCCGGTCAGTCAGCCCCCGGCTTTTCGCATCAATGGCGGCCCGTTTTGCCCGTTGCTGCTGTGCGAATTTATCCGCCTGCTGCGCCAGCGCGTTCAGGCGCTCCTGATACGTAACCTTGTCGCCAAGTGCAGCCAGCTGGCGTTTGTACTCCAGCGTCTCATCTTTATGCGCCAGCAGGGATTTCTCCTGTGCGGACAGCTGGCGACGTTGTGCCGCCTCCTCCAGTACCGCGAACTGACTTTCTGCCTTCCACAAATCCCGGCGCTGCTGGCTGATTTTCTCATTTGCTCCGGCATGCTTCTCCAGCGTCCGGAGTTCTGCCTGAAGCGTCAGCAGGGCAGCATGAGCACTGTCTTCCTGACGATCGCCCGCAGACACCTTCACGCCGGACTGTTTCGGCTTTTTCAGCGTCGCTTCATAGTCCTTTTTCGCCGCCGCCATCAGCGTGTTGTAATCCGCCTGCAGGATTTTCCCGTCTTTCAGGGCCTTATTCAGTTCTTCCTGACGGGCGGTATATTTCTCCAGCGGCGTCAGCAGACGCTCATACGCCTTCTGCGCCTCTCCGGTATACTTCAGCTGTGATGCGTCCCGTTCGGCCCGGTCCCTGGCGGCCAGTTCACCGGCTTTTTCCATATCCGACTGCAGCGTGGCCGCTGCCAGCCCCAGACGGGCATTTTCCCGGTCATTCCATGCACCCTGAAGGTTCGCACGAAAAGAGGCGGTTTTTCCCCGGCGCTGGCTCCGGCTCTGGTACCACTGCCATTTTTTATCCGCCTCATCAAATGCCTTCTGTGCACTGGCGAGCATATCCGCTGAGGACTCAGGACGACCGATATCCAGAATGGCATCCCACATCGATTTGAATGCCTTCCCGGTTTTATCCGCCCAGGTCTCCAGTGTCCCCATGTTTTCTTTCAGGCGACGGGTCTGCTCATCAAAGCCTTTCGTGGCGATATCGTTCGCCGCCTGTAAGGCCCCGGCCTCATCACCGGAACGCTGCAGCTGCGCAACATACGCAATCTGCTCTGCCGTCACGTTACGGAACTGGCGCGCCATCGCAATCAGCCCCGACGTAGGGTCGGTGGTCAGTTTTCCGAAAGCCTCTGCAACCTTGTCCACCTCCACACCGGATGCAGAAGCAAAACGCGCGACACTCTGGTTGATGGCATCAAACT